GTGGTACAGTTCAAACTCGGTTTGGTATGGGTTGAGATTAAACAATGCTGATACCTCAGTTGAGGTGACATCTAGCAATCTGTTCTCTAGCCATGATTGCTTGTCTGTAATTGGGTACGATTTTGTGGTCATAGTTCTGGTGTTTGTTGAAAGTTTACATAGTCTTGGTCTGGAACAATTTCCATTTTCCATTTGCCAACGCAATCTTGTCTGCGACCATATCCCCAATTAGGATTTTCTTTGTCGTATTCATAATCAGTTAGCTTGTATTCTGTTTCTTCTTCAAGGCAACCAGACTCCAAGCGTTTACGGCTGCCTTCTGAAAAACAAGATGAAGGCCATACGGTTCTTGTAATAGCCCATCTAATTTCTTTTAGCCTGTCATCAAGTGAGTACTCGCTGTTGGCATAAAGTTCGATAGTAATTTTTCTCATTGGTCTGGATAAGATTTGTATAAAGGGTGGTCTTGTAGCTCGCATTCAAGGGCTAATTCTTCATCCCACATTTCTGGAGTGTGGTCACGATAAGGAAGGCTGGACAAATAGTCCAACCTCCTTAGTTTCTGGTTTATGGTCATAGATCACTCCTTAAGCAAACATATCCATATAACTTTTTCTTACGTTTACCTCTGCTATCCCATGTATCCCAGATAGCTCCATCTCTAACTGCTACCCAATGCCTGTTGACATGAGCTATGCATCTGTCAGGAAGATTACCCGAATAAAAGTAAAGATAGTGTTCACCATCTTGATCGGTCATGGTGGTGTCTTTGTATACAACATCAAGACCAAGCTCGTCCAATGTATCTAAGCAAGATTCTTTATTTAAACCTTTAGATGCATCTGGAGTGCTTTTGTAAATATAGTCCTGTTTTGATACTGACCAATAAGAAGTATCTGGACGATTAATTCGTTTACAACGAGAAGCAATATCAAATACTTTCTCGTAGTCTTGGTCAAAAGCTAAACATATAGCTCTGACTCCGCAATCCTTGTGCCTTTCGTTTTTAGGATGTGGGTTGCGTTTCATGTATCGCAAGCCTGAGTGGTGCGATGATTTTGGAAATGAAATTGTCATTTGATTTTGTAAATAAAAATTTGTAAGTGATCAAATCGAGCATTTGCTGCTCGTAAACCATTGTAGCACATAATGCAACACATGGCAAATAATTAATTAATCGAAGGGATCTCGTTTCTTTAAAACTTCTACCTGAGATTCGCATCTGGGGCAAGATAAATTGGTCATAACTGAAAACTCAGGATAACCATTCATGTCCTCTTCAATGTCTATGTCACCCCCAACAATTAGATCGGAGTCGCACCAATAACAGTTCATAATAAATTTAGTTGTTTTATAATTTTAGATTTAATAATTGGTTTTTCTTCTTTTCTTTGTATTTCATAGCAATAAATATGTTTAGGCGGTTTATCTATGTATTTTGCTGTGCCTTCCTTTAATGCTTTTTTTATTTTATAAGTAAATGGCTTGTAGTTTTTATTATCATCAACAGACCTAATAGTTTTGTCATGATATATTTTATCGTTATATAAAATTACTTTACTTTTAGTTGTATAACCCTTGTGTTTAAAATTACTAGCTTTATAAATAGTTCCAGAATGATTATAAAAAGGATCAGCATAGGAAACTATAATTTTATATTTAGTAAATTTTTTTAAAAATTTTATTGTTTTTGCAATAAAAAAACTTTCTGTATTTTTTTTAGTATCATCCACGCAACATAATCTTTTTAATTCAATTACTTCGTTTTCATTATTGCCATATTTTCGCCAAGTGTTTGCCATAGACAATGATCCGTAAATAATCGCACCTAACAATTGATTGTTATAAAACAATCCAAACACATTAGAAATATTTAAACCATTTACATTTTTTGAATAATGCCATTGTTCTATAAAATTTTTTACTTGTTGTATAGCTACAGGTTTAACAATAAAATCTCGAACATTAACATTACTAAAATTAGTTTTTGGTTTATCTAACTCAAATAATATTTGTTGACTCATTCTCTACCAAAAATAATTTCGTACGGTGTAATATTTAAATTTAATTCCCATGCTTTTTCTAATACTTTTTTTTGTATTCCAGTAGGAATTGTTCCGTGTTTTTTCCATTTGCTTACTGAACCTGCATCCCTTCCAACCTGACGAGCCAATTCACGGACACCGCCAAATTCAGCTATGCATAATTCGTAAGGAGTTTTAGTTTGTTCCATAGTTCTATATTGCCATAAATGCAACATTAATTCAAGTAATTGGGCAAAAAAAAAGAGGGTTGTTATACCCTCTCTTGTTGTTCCATATGTAGTCTGTGTGATTCGCTCATTTCTTCGCACATCTCAATTAGCTCGTTTGGTGTAAATTTTTTGTGGGCATTCTCACCTCCAATTAATTCACACACTTTGTTTATGAATAACCATTGTGCGTCATGATTAAGAAATAAACCTGCCTTTTGTTCCATTGCTTCATCTCGGTATTTTGCGTGATGTGCATCCCAATGTGCTTGGATTTCTTGATCTGTTGTTAGTTTTTTAGTCATAATTTTTATCCGTATACAAGTTTGCCATAGGTCATGATCTGCAATATAGAATCTGCTATTGAAGCATCAATAAGACTAAGGTCGTTAGTTGCAAAGGCCTCAAATATTTCACAGCAATCATATTTATTTAAATCAGTTTTACCAGAAATAATTTTTTCTATGGTGGTTAAAACATCTTGTACTTTAAATAAATGTGTGTCTTCTTCTATATCTTCTACTGTTATAGGACTATCAAGAGTTAATTCTTTTAGCCATATACAGCAGCCTTGATGCTCATAATCTTGACCTGACTTGATGTAGGTAACACCTTCGTCTTCTTCTACCTCTATATTGCCTATGGTCACATCTGTAGCCCAATCAGTTGAGCCTTGACCCATAGTGCAAAATAAATCTTTTAAGTCTTGCAAGCTAATGTCAAATTGATAGTTGACGTTGCAAGTAAATTTTGGATTTGCAATAATAGTTGTCATTAGTTTGTACCTCCTATCATTTCTAATTTGATTGTTTGAGAATTTTCTACAAATCTTGTTTTGTGATTATCTGGATGATTGCACCATAAAGATTCATATTTGTTTATTTCATATAGCCATTGTGATGATGGCATATTTTTGCTATTACCATTTAGGTAATTTAATTTAAAGATAATTTCTTGAATAGTCATTTAAAACTCCTGTCTTTGGATTGAATCTTGTAATTCTTCCAATTGTGATTGTGGAAGGAATCGTACAAATGATTCGATAAGTTGATAATCGGTGTAATTAAGTTCTCTTAATTGGTCGATTAATTCATCTCGTAAATCTGAAGTTTGGCGTGTTTGTTCGTATTTCATTGTTATTATTCTCCTAAATATGAATTTACTAATGAGTTGTACTCAACTGAGCCATCGACAAGCTGTTTAGGAGTAATTGCAGATACTGTAGAGCTAGACATAAAAGCATTGATAAATGCATCTTTGTTGGCTTTACCTTTTACATCTCTGTAATCAACGCCAAGCATCAAGTCAGCGAATACTACGAAAGCACGTTTACCTTCTGCCTTGGTACGCTTAAGCAACCTTGAATAAGTACCTGCATGAGTCATAAACCATAAACTCGCTTGCTCTTGGATTTCGCTAGGTGTGAATGTTTCCATGTGTTGTTAATTGAAATTAGTAAGTGACGGATCGCTCGACTAGCGACCTATTTATTAGTGTTGCATATAATCCATCATAAGTCAATTAATTAATTACAAACATTGCATATTTATTTATTTTTTCTTATATTTTAATTAATTTATTATTCCTAAATGACAGCAATAACTCAATTAACCAGAGAATACATTGCTGTTAACGACCAAGGCTACAGAATTAATTGCTCTCATCATAACTGTCGCATTAATCAGACAGTAGTTGATGCTATCAGAGAATTAAGGGAAGAATGTAACCTTGGTTATGGAACACTTAGTACAATTTTTAATTTACCAAGAGGAACAATTGCCAAAATCTGCAAATACCAAATCAGGGGGCAAACTCCAGACCGTTACAAAACAATCTTCAAAACTAGGACGACCTACAGAGAAACCTAATCCTATTATTGTTAATGAGATTATTGATTGGATTGCTCATGGTAATACTTTGAGGTCTTACTGTCGTTTAAAAAATAAACCAAACTGGAGAACTATTTATAATTGGCTGGAGAAAGATGATGGAGACTTTATCGCACGCTTCGCACACGCACGAGATATGGGTGCTGATGCTATTGCGGAAGAATGTTTGGAGATAATAGATTCTCCTCCTCCTTTGTGCGGTTCTGAGGGCAATACAAGGCTAGACCCTGCTGCTGTGCAGATGCAGAAGAACAGAGTAGAAGCAAGGCTAAAGCTATTGGCTAAATGGAATCCTAAAAAGTATGGAGAAAAGGTAGGAGTAGAAGCAGGTGGCAATATTAACTTGACTATTAGTACTGGTATTCCTCAAGGATGAGCAGCATTGCCCTTGATTACACCCCTAGATCGTGGCAAAGGGAGTGCCATTTAAAGAAACAAAGGTTTTCCGTGTATGCACTCCACAGACGCTCTGGCAAGACTGAACTCGCAATAATGGAGCTAATAGATAAAGCGATCAAGACAGACAAAGAGTTAGGTATGTTTGTGTACGTTGCTCCCTTTCTTCGTCAGGCAAAAGCCATTGCATGGGCTAGGTTGAAGCAAAAGATAGAACCATTGCGTAGGAAGTCTGTAATCGAGATAAATGAAGGAGAATTATCTGTAAGGTTTAAACATAATGGAGCAATCATTCGCTTGTTTGGAGGTGATAACCCAGATGCTATGCGAGGACTGCGTCTTGATGGCATAGTCATGGACGAGGTGGCTCAATTGAAAAATGAATTGTGGACAGACATAGTTCAACCAGCCCTTAGTGACCGTTTAGGTTGGTCAATCTTCATAGGTACTCCATCAGGAATAAATCTATTTAGTGAGTTGTATTACAAAGCGATTGAAGAAGAGGGTTGGACGGCAGCAAGGTTTACTGTCTTTGATACTGATTCGCTACATCCAAATGAAGTAACTCGTCTCAAGCGAGACATGAGTGAGACATCGTTTGCTCGTGAGTATTTATGTGACTTCTCAGCACAAGGTGATGACCAGTTAATCGCATTGGCAGATACCGAGGATGCAGCTAAACGTGTATACCAACAAAGCCATGTAGATATGTCACCAATAGTGCTAGGAATCGACCCTGCAAGGTTTGGAGATGATAGGTCTGTAGTATTCCGTAGGCAAGGCAGGCAGGCATTTAAACCAGTTGTATATCGTGGTATAGACAACATGGATCTAGCAGCCAGAGTAGCCAACCTGATAGAAGAATATGACCCTGATGCTGTGTTCTGTGATGCAGGTGCAGGGAGCGGTGTAATCGACAGACTAAGGCAGCTATCGTATGACGTAATCGAGATACCATTTGGTGGTAAGGCAACCAAACCAGAACAATACCTAAACCGTAGAAGTGAGATGTGGTGGTTAATGAAGCAATGGATAGAAGAAGGTGGTGCAATACCTAACGACATAGCTCTCAAACAAGAACTAGCTACACCAATTTATTGGTATGACAACGTAGGTAGGCGTGTATTGGAAAGCAAGGATCAGATCAAGAAGAGATTGCAGGGAGCAGGGTCACCAGATCTGGCTGATGCACTAGCGTTAACGTTTGCCCTGCCAGTAGCCAAGAAAGAAATGGAGGATATATACATTAAAAGACGCAAAGAAGCTACACACAAAAAAGATTATGACCCATACACCAGAATGTAACTTTGTTCGTATAGCAGATGGTTTAGATGTAGAACCATTGCTTAAATTATTAGATGCGAAACCAGAGTTGTGGAAAGAAATAACAGCACGACAAAAAGCTACAAGGTCAGCACACAAGGATACCGAATGCATATACGTTAGAGGACCACTAAAGATGAGTACATACTACGTTTTGTTTGATACAGGGTCATATGATTACCCATGTATGGAATATTTAAAACCTGCGTTAGTACCGTTAATGCGACCAATACTAGAGCAACTACAAGTCAAGGAAATGGGAAGGGTACTTATAGTGAACTTAAAGCCTAGTGGTCATGTAACTAAACACAATGATCAGGGAACGTATGCAGATTACTTTCAAAGGTTTCATTTAGTGTTGCAAAGTAATCAATGGTGCAGCCAAACTTGTGGGGATCAGGAACAAAAATTTAATGTAGGCGATGTTTGGTGGTTTAATCATAAGAAATTACATACGGCTCATAATGTTGGCATGACTGACAGACTGCATATAATATTTGATTGTGTAACAAACTATCTTTTATGACTAGTGTGACCGTAACTAATGAATCTGCTTGTAGTGTAAACGAAAGTAGAGTACCTAAAACAGAAATTAGACTCTGCACGTTAGATGAATTCAAGGTCAAGGCAGACCCATTATTTCAAGAACATTACGAAGAAATAGCACTTCGTAAAGATTTAATGGAATTAAAACCAAATTGGCCTTTGTATGATGCACTTGATCAATCAGGTTCATTGTTTATTTATCTAGCAATGCAAGGTGATGTATGTATTGGATATTCTATGAATTTAGTAGCTAATCATTTGCATTATGCTGATCTTAAATATTCACAAAATGACGTTTTGTTTATCAAAAAAGAATTTCGTGGCGGTAGGATTGGACTACGACTAATGAAAGTTACTGAAGAACACGCAAAATTTCTTGGATGCAAAGTCATGCTATGGCACGCTAAAGAACGCACCACTTTAGCTGCATTATTACCAAGATTAAAATATGGTGTACAAGACATAATGTTTTCAAAGGAGTTATAGCATGGGATTCATAGCATTAGGAGCAGCATTAGTTGGTTATCAAGTTTATTCTGGTGAACGCCAACACCGACAACAGAAAAAACAATTAAAAATGCAAGAACAAGCAAATAAAGATGCAAGACAGCAAGCCAAAGAAGCTTCTGACCGTGCAGATGTAGAAATGAATAGAGCTAATAGGAAGAGAGCAGATGTTAGTGCAATACAATCAAAAGAAGAACAGGCAGCATTAACAGGTCCTGCTGGCACGATGTTAACTGGTGTACAAGGTGTAGATCCCAATCAATTAAATCTTGGTGGTAACACATTATTAGGTGGTTAAACAATGAAAACAAAACGTGCTGATTTGTTATCTAGGTGGGGTCATCTAAGAACAGAAAGAGCTACTTGGTGGTCACATTGGCAAGAGATCACGACATATTTATTACCTAGAAACGGACGTTATTTCCAACAAGATAGAAATAAAGGGCATAGAAGACATAATAGTATTTATGACAACACAGGTACAAGAGCGTTAAGAACGCTAGGTGCAGGTATGATGGCAGGTGCAACATCCCCTGCAAGACCTTGGTTTAGGCTTGCTACTGCTGACCCAGAATTAAATAGTTTTTCTCCTGTTAAGTTGTGGCTTAATGACGTTACAGAACGTATGCAGTTGGTGTTTCAAAAATCTAATACATATAGAACATTACATGGAATATACGAAGAATTAGGAGCATTTGGTACTGCTGGATCTATTATTTTACCTGATCCTAAGACAGCAATACATCATTACCCTGTAACTTGTGGAGAATATGCAATAGCACAGGATTATCAGGGTAGAGTTAATACTTTGTATAGGGAATTTCAAAAAACTGTAGGCGAAATAGTAAGAGAGTTTGGTTATGACAAGTGTTCTATCTCTACAAAAAATCTATATGACAGAGGTAACTTAGATGCATATATAACAATAGTTCATGCGATAGAACCACGAGATGATCGAGAACGTGATTTTAAAAAGAAGGACAATATGAATATGGCATATAAGTCTTGTTATTTTGAAATGGGAGGAGAAGGCGAAGAGGTATTAAGAGAAAGTGGATATAGAGATTTCCCTGCTGTAATACCTAGATGGAACATAGCTGGCGGTGATATATATGGCAATTCACCGGGTATGGAAGCATTAGGTGACGTAAAACAGTTGCAACATGAGCAGTTACGCAAAGCACAAGGTATTGATTATCAAACAAAACCACCGTTACAAGTGCCAAGTTACATGAAAAATAGAGATGTAGACAGTTTACCGGGTGGAGTTACGTTTATTGATGGGCAACAAGGCAAGATTGAGACAGCATTTAACGTAAATTTAAACTTACAACATTTATTACAAGACATACAGGATGTGCGTGGTCGCATAAACGGTAGTTTTTATGCTGATTTATTTCTTATGTTGGCTAATGCAACTGATACAAGAATGACTGCGACAGAAGTAGCAGAACGTCATGAGGAAAAATTGCTTATGTTAGGTCCAGTATTGGAAAGATTGCACAATGAATTGCTAGATCCATTGATTGATAATACATTTAACCGAATGATTGAGAGTGATTTAATACCACCAGCCCCAGAAGAGCTACAAGGTATGGAATTAAGCGTAGAATTTGTATCAATGTTGGCACAAGCACAACGTGCTATTGGTACAAATAGTGTAGATAGGTATGTAAATAGCATGGGTGCGGTAGCACAAATGAAACCAGACGTATTAGATAAGTTTGATAGTGATGCATGGGCAGATGGATATGCAGATATGTTAGGTGTAGACCCATCGTTAATAGTTGCAGGTGAACGAGTAGCTAAAATCCGACAAGATAGAGCAGCAGCACAACAAGCAATGGCACAACAAGAAGCAGCAAATCAAGCTGCTGAAAATATGTCTAAGTTAGGTAAAGTAGATACAGCTAACGCTATGGACATGATGAACCAGTTTAGTGGTTACAATTCACCATCACCATTGGAGGTATAAAATGGCTGACCCAAATTTTCAAAAATTACCAGCAGAAACTAAAGACAGATTTAGGCAAATGATTGAAATGGATAGACGAGAAAAAGAAGAAAAGAAAAGAAAGAAAAAAGAAAAAGAAATGGAACGAAAACGTAAAAGAGAAGAAAGAAGACAAAAAAACGAAGATAGAAGACAACAAATAGCAGATAAATTATATGGAGGTAAATAGTGGCACAATTAACTACTAGTCAAAAAAATAAATTAAAAGAACATTCAAAACACCATACAAAAAAACATATGGATTTTATGAAACAACGTATGGAAAAAGGAGATTCATTTACAGAAGCTCATAATAAAGCAAAGAAAAAAGACAGAAGAGAAGAAATTGCAGAAAAATTATACGGAGGTAAATAATGGATTATGACAGTTATTTAATGAAATTTTATGGTATTAATACACAAGATACTAAATACAAAAGAATGACACCTAGAGCAAAAAGATTATTAAGAGATAGTTATGCAATGGATACACAAAAAGAAAATGATGACAAACAATTAGCAACTTTGTACCCTTCAAATAAAGAATCAAATTAATGGCAAAAAACGCTGGCCTTTGGGCAAACATCCACGCAAAACGCAAAAGAATTAAAGCTGGTTCTGGTGAACGTATGCGTAGACCGGGTGAAGAGGGTGCACCAACAGCTAAAGCATTAAAAGATAGTCAAACAAAAAAGAAGAAAAAAGCATAGAGGTGTGACCGTAACACGGTTATTGCTAGATATATTAAATCATGAGTGAATACAATCCTCTCGACTTAAAAGGTCAACAAAAATCTAAAGACAATAAAAAGTCTGCGGAAAGAATTGACCGTCAAAATGAAGAGTCGGACATCAAATGGCTTATGAGCAGCAAGAGGGGTCGCAGATTAATCTGGAGACTTCTGGAGCAAGCAGGTGTTTTCCGATCATCGTTTAACACTAACGCAATGGCAATGTCATT